ATTAATGCAATATTATCATGCACGAATACAGGATAGTTTTTGTGTTCCAAGATTAGATCGTCTTTCATTAGATTGGCATGATCTTTCAATACATATGTTAGCAGTAGGATGTAAAGGATTTGATTTTGATTTTACTTTTTGGGACAAAACTATAACACATTCAATGTTATATTATGGAACAAAAGTTTTGTTAACTGGAATGAATGCAACCAGAAAGGAGAGATTGACACTCCTAGAACTTATGTCATCACCATATTGTGTTACAGAAACAATGGTTTTTAGAACAACAGGCACAATGATGTCAGGATGTTTGTTAACATATTTATTAAACTGTGTTATAAATGAAATGCTACACAGAGCAGCATGGATTGAAATAATGGAGTTAGAACGACCAATGTTAACAGAAATTAGACATTATAAAGAATACACACGTGGTATTAGAGGAGGAGATGATACTTTTACTACAGTCGATGATCGTGTATTGGAATATTATAATGGTGTCAGTGTATCCAGCTGGATGCATGAACATGGAATGCTTGTAACATCAGCATCTAAATCATTAGAAATTCCCAAATATAGTTATTATGATAAACTACTATTTCTGAAAAACACAACAGCAAACGCGTTTGGCTTTTTTATACCGCAACCAGAAAAAGAGTCATTAATAGAATCTATGTATTGGATCCGCTTGTCCAAACATAACCAAGATCCACTTAAAGCAACGCAAGATAATGTAATATGCTCATTAAGAGGAATTTTCTTTTACGGAAAACAATATTACAATTACGTAAGAACAGAAGTAATGGCGGTAGAACCAAGACTTCAATTACCGACATATGCAGAATTGTCTGTTATCTGGAATAAATATTTTAGATTCCCAGGATCCAATGCTGACTATGCTACAAGAGAACTACAAATTGATCCATTCATAATTGATGTAACACCACATATAATAAGGCAAAATACCTCGATCCAAATGGATTTTGATCACAACATGAACGCAATACAAACTTATATAGAATCAGGAGTTATGGCACTCGATAAAGCCAAATTTGAAGATAACACACAAAAAGCAACAACATCGGACGACACACAATCAACACCACCATCACAAATCAATAATGAAGATATGGGAGATCCATCAAAATCGGAAAAAGAAAATGTCGGAACCACCATTCAAGATTCAACAACACAAGCACATTTATCAATGACAGTAGGAAAGAACAAAGTCTCATCTAAAAACGATCGGGCAGCTGCCTATCTTAATGATGTTGATTGGGATCTCAGAATACTCGAAGAAAAATTCACTTATGTAAAAGATATTGATTGGTCTACCACTCAGGTTCAAGGCACATCTTTAGTTGTTTTAGATATCCCAAAAGATATATTAGTAACACCAGCACAAAAG